ACCGGCTGTTCAGAAAAAGGCTAGTTGGGCGTTGAAATGGATAGAAAGTAGTTCTTTCCAAGAGAGATTAATTGCGTTTGCTGCGGTTGAAGGGATATTCTTTTCAGGGTCGTTCTGTTCTATTTTTTGGTTAAAATCAAGAGGTATTATGCAAGGATTATGTAATGCTAATACTCTTATTTTTAAAGATGAAAATTTACATTGTGATTTTGCTATTCATTTGATAAACAATCATATTGAGAGTAAACCAAGTGAAAAAAGAATTAAAGAAATATTATTATCAGCTTTAGAGATTGAAAAAGAGTTTATTACTGAATCATTACCTGTATCTTTAATTGGTATGAATTCAAACCTAATGAAACAATACCTTGAATTTGTTACCGATGGTTTATTGGTTAAATTTGGTTGTAAAAAACATTTTAATGTAGAACAACCATTTAAATTTATGGAACAAATTGCTATTGAGACTAAAGGAAACTTTTTTGAAAGTAGAACAATGGAATATCAAAAAGCTAAGTTAGGTGAATCATTAACATTTACCGAAGATTTCTAATTAAATAAAATATGATGTCATTAAAGATTAAAAAAAGAGGGGGAGAAGAGGTTTCCTTTAATCCCCAAAAAATATACAATAGAGTTAAACGAGCGGCTAAAGGTTTAAATGTTAATTCTGATGAGATATTCATTAAAGTAATAACCTCTGTACCAACAGAGGGTTTTATTACAACTAAAGAACTTGATAAACTAGTTTATGAGATTGCTGCGGCTTACACCGGTAGTCATCACGATTATTCTCGTTTAGCATCTTCTGTGGCGATTTCTTCTTACCATAAAGAGACTGATGAAAGTTTTTGTAATACAATGAGTGTATTACACACTGATGGTGTGATAAATGATAAATTAATGGAGACTATTGAAAAATATGGTTCAGAAAATATTGATTCTGTTATTAATCACGAGAATGATTACAATTTTGACTATTTTGCTTGGAGGTCATTACAAGAAATGTATTTGTTAAAAACACCTCAAGGTAAAGTAATAGAAAGACCACAACATATGTATATGAGGGTGGCTTTATGGGTGACAAAATCATTTGAAGAGGCTGTATCATATTACGAATCATTATCAAATCAGATAATATCACCAGCGACACCTATTATGATTAATGCGGGTACAAAAACACCTCAATTGGCGTCTTGTGTATTACATTATAACAATGGTGATTCTAGACAGGGATTGTTGGAAACATTAAACGACATTTCAACATATTCTTCAGATGCCGCGGGAATTGGATTGTGTATGTCTAATATTCGTAGTAAAGAGAGTCGTATTAATTCTTCAGGTGGATTTGCGGGTGGATTGTTAAAATATCTTAAAATTGTTAATGAATCTCTTCGTTTCTTTAATCAACAAGGTAGAAGACCTGGAAGCGCTGCGATATATATAGAACCTTGGCATAAAGACATTATTGATTTACTTGAAATTAAGAAAAACACTGGGTCCGAAGAATTAAGAGCTAAAGATTTATTCACATCAATATGGTTACCGGATAATTTTATGAATGCTGTTAAAAACAATTCTGATTGGTATTTGTTTTGTCCTAATGACATTGTTAAGGCGGGTATTAAACCATTACAAGAATGTTATGGTGATGAATATGAAGATAACTATGGTAGAGCGGTTGAGTTAGGTCTCGGTAAAAAAGTAAAAGCTCAAAATATTTGGAATAAAATCATTGAATCTCAAGTTGAGACTGGTGTTCCTTATTTATGTTCTAAAGATAGTGCGAATAGAAAAACTAACCATCAAAATATTGGGGTGATTAAACAATCTAACCTATGTAATGAAATTTACCAATATACGGATGAGAGTACGACAGCAATTTGTACCTTATCATCAATGGTATTAAAGAATTTTATTGTTAATGGTAAATTTGATTTTAATTGGTTGTATAGTGAAGTTAAAAAAGTGGTGAGAGCCCTTAACAAGGTTATTGACATTAATAGTTATTCTACTGAACAAGGTAGAAAAGGTGGGTTAGAACAAAGAGCGATAGCTATTGGAACACAAGGACTTGCGGATGTATTCTTCTTAATGGATTATATTTTCACATCTGAAGAATCAAAAAAGTTAAATAAAGATATATTTGAAACTATCTATTTTGCGGCGATTACTTCTAGTATGGAGTTATGTAAATCAGGTGAATATAAACCTTACCAATTTTTTGAAGGTTCTCCAATGTCCAAAAGTGTCTTCCAATTTGATATGTGGGGGTTAGATTATGAAGGTTTAGGAAAAATGTGGGATTGGGATTCACTTAAATTAGAAGTGTCTAAATATGGTGTTTGTAATTCGTTATTTACCGCTCAGATGCCTGTCGCATCTTCAGCTAAAATTACCGGTTCATTTGAAATGACAGAACCAGCTCATTCAGCATTATTTAATCGTAGAGTTGTTGGTGGTGAAATTTTAATAGTTAATAAATACTTAATCAACGATTTTGAGAAATTAGGTATTTGGGGAGAAGACTTAAAAAATGAAATTATTATGAACGAAGGCTCAATTCAAAATATTAATTTTAATAACTATCTTGACCCTGAAGATAAAAATTATAAAAAGAAAGTTAAGAGAGTAGAACATTTAATTCCAAAGTATAAAACAATTTGGGAGATATCTCAAAGAGAATTAATTGATATGGCAGCTGATAGAGCACCGTTCATTGACCAATCACAATCAATGAATATCTATATGTCTGAACCAACATTATCAAAGATTTCATCGTCTCACTTCCATTCTTGGGGTAAAGGATTAAAGACTCTTTGTTATTATGTTAGAACAAAAGCGATATCAACCGGAGCTAAACATTTGGCGATGGATATATCAAAAATACAACAACCAAAAATAACTGTTGAAAAACCAACAGTTGAATTAGTTAAAAAACCGGAGGATTCAGACTTTGAATGTTTTGGATGTGGTTCTTAATTAAAATAAATTATGATATAAATCACGACATATGTCGTGATTTTTTATTTTGGGGTATTTATTAGAAATAATTGTGGCATTATATTTATAGTTATGAGTGATGGTAAAACATATGGGATTAATTTTCCTTTTAGAGATTCGTATGATGGTAAGTATTTAGACCTTTCTGATTATAATGACCAAGAGATTAGAAGTAGTTTAGTTCATTTATTATTGACAAGAAAGGGTACTAGATATTATTTACCTGATTTTGGTACTAGATTATATGAGTTTATTTTTGAGCCTTTAGATGGTCCAACATTTTCGGATATAGACGCTGAAATTAGGTCTTCAGTGGAAGACTACATTCCTAATATTACAATAATAAATATTAGTATTACCGCCGCATCAGATGGTGAGGAGGATAAAGGTACTTATGTTGATGGTAATGATGATAGAGTATATAGAGTTCCTGGTATTGGAACTAAAGAACATACCGCTAAAGTTAGAATAGATTATAAAGTTAATAATGATGTGTTTAATCAAAAAGATTTTGTAATTATTAATATTTAATATTATATGGCAAATAAGAAAATTTCATACACAACAAGAGACTTCCAATCAATCAGAACGGAATTAATAAATTTTACAAAAACTTATTATCCTGATACCATTGAGAACTTTAACGATGCTTCAGTATTTTCGGTATTAATTGATTTAAATGCTGCGGTAACGGATAATCTACAATTTAATATTGATAGAAGTATCCAAGAGACTGTATTACAATATGCTCAACAAAGGTCATCAATTTATAATATTGCAAGAACTTATGGGTTAAAAGTTCCGGGTCAACGACCATCAGTTGCTTTAGTTGATTTCTCAATTACTGTTCCTGCATATGGGGATAAAGAAGATTTAAGATATTGTGGTATATTAAGAAGAGGTTCACAAGTTATTGGTGCGGGACAAGTTTTTGAAACTGTGTACGATATTGATTTTTCATCACCATTAAATGCCGATGGGTACCCTAATAGATTAAAAATACCAAATTTTGATTCAAATAATAAATTATTGAACTATACAATAACTAAAAGAGAAACAATAGTTAATGGTATTACAAAAGTATTTAAAAGAGTCGTAACATCAAATGATGTTAAACCATTTTTTGAGATGTTCTTACCTGAAAAAAATGTTTTGGGGGTAACAAGTGTTTTATTAAAAGATGGTACTCAATACGCAAACATCCCGTCCGCTCAAGAATTTTTAGGATTAGACGATAGATGGTATGAAGTACAAGCGTTGGCTCAAGATAGAGTTTTTATAGAAGACCCAACTAAAGTGTCGGACCAACCGGGAATAAAAGTTGGTAAGTATATGTCAACTAATGATAAGTTCATAACAGAATATACACCAGAAGGTTTTTTTAAAATCACATTTGGTGGAGGTAGTCAATCTGCTGACGAACAATTAAGAGAGTTTGCTAGAAATGGGTACGAAATGAACTTAAATAAATATTCCAATAATTTAGGGTTAGGTAGTATTCTTAAATCTAATAGTACAATTTTTATCCAATATAGAATTGGTGGTGGGACAGGTTCTAATTTAGGTGTTAATGTTATTACTCAAATTGGTAATGTTTCGTTTAGTGTTAATGGACCATCAGATTCTATTAATACTAGTGTTGTTAATTCGTTGAGATGTACGAATGTTACTGCAGCAATCGGAGGAGGTAATTACCCAACAACAGAAGAAGTTAGAAATTTAGTTACATATAATTTTGCTGCTCAAAATAGAGCGGTAACAGTAAATGATTATGAATCATTAATTAGGTTAATGCCGTCACAATTCGGGGCTCCGGCAAAAGTCTCAATAACTGAAGAAAATAATAAGATAAAAATCCAAATGTTATCTTATGATGAGAATGGTAGTCTTACTGAAATTGTTTCAAATACTTTAAAAAATAATGTG